TTGACATTGAATCTAAGTCAAAGTACTAGAATAAAGATAACGTTGTAAAGATGAACCAAGAGCATTTTTACAAAAATGATGGAATTGCGAAGATTATTTCGCAGATGGTTAATCAATAGGTAAAAAAAGGAATGCCAGTCTTGGTGCTGGTAGATGAACATGGTCAAGAAGAGCTCCTTAAAAAACGCCTTCAGGTTGAGTATGCTTATGCCTGTGGCGACTCTGATGTTACTTCTATATGCGATGATTTCAATCAAGGCAAAATTCTATGCGTTGTGGGCACGAGTGCTGTAAGTACTGGAACTAACTTCCTACCAGTTCGTCTTACGATAAACTGGCAGGCAAATAAGGCCGGAACAAAGGTTAAACAGGGTGCAATTGGAAGAAGTACTAGGGTTCACAAAGAAACCGGCAAGACTTCTTGTAAGATAGTTGATTTTAGGGTCACAAATGTACCGCTCTTAAAGAGACATGCAGATGAGCGAGCTAAATACTACCAGTAGGTAGGGCCGGTGCAGCACGTGCATTCGTCTAAGATGGGGGTTCAGTGAGCGAGAAAGACCTTTTGCATTCATACGCAAATGAGCTTAAGAGCGAGATTGGGTCTGCGCCAATTGATTCAACTAAGATGCTCAAGATGTTTAAGGACTTGATGAAACTAGAAGATCTCTTCTAGAAAACTCTTCGGAAGAGTCTGGCTGGGAAGTAGATCTATGATACTTTTTGCAGAACAGTAAATCAAGACAAAGACTATCAGGGTAAATCAAGCATCTTTTTCAGGATACGAGACGAAAAGTTTGGACCTGTTTCAAAAAACATTCAAAGAATGAACTCAAAAGAGCTATATAAGGCTCCAGTAAACTTTAACTTCTGTAAGTTCTAGATGTCAAGAGTTGTAGATTCATCAAACAAGTCAGAGCTTGCTCAGATTCTTGCTGATATCTCCAGCAAGAGGCAGGAAATCGTTTCGGCATCTCTATATTTGGCTATGCACAGATAGAAGGTATTTTACTCCATGGTAAAAAAGAATCCATAGCTAGGAGCTAGAGCCTCTATGGAAGATTTTGTATAGACGGCCAACCTTGGGCTGTTCAGTGCTGTCGATAAGTACGTTCCTGATCAATAGAAAAAAGACGCGTTCATCTCTATGGCAAACGGGTGGATGAACAAGTACCTTCAGGAATACTACCACGAAGCATCTAGTCACCTGACGTACAGCTCTAAGGTTTCAGACAAGGCTTTTCAGGCCGTAAGGTTTCTCGAAGAAAATCCAGAATAGACAGATGAACAGCTTCAAGAATAGCTTGATCTTACTGATGAGGCGTTTTTTGAGGTTGTAACTAAGATCAGGAATCCCGGAGCATATAAGTCGCTTGACGAGCGGGCTTTCTATGGTGCTGGATCGGATTCATTGCGACACGAGCATATTTCAGATGAAGATTTAGAGCCTGATATTTAGTATCGAGCAGCTTCGCCTGAAGACTTGGCAATTGAATCCGACATTAGGAATAAGATATTAAATGCATAGAGGGAGCTTAGCCTCCTGCAGAGAAAGATTTTGCTTTTAAAAGGAGAGCTTTCATATGAAATCTACAAAGACGCTTAATGGACTGGTGGCTTTAGAGCCACTAGTTTTGGAGCACAAGGTAAAACCCGAGGCGACCACTTCTCGGTTCTAGACAACAGATCGACTCCGTAACGATCTAGTTAAAACTAAGATTGTGTTTGACTCTGAAGATTATAAATAGGGTGATGTAGCTTTCGTTCTGGCGGAGCTTGATGGCACAGCTCACGCACGTAAAATTTACGAAGATGACGGTAAAAAGTTCATACTGGTTCCAAAGCAGGCACTAGTAATGGTATCATCTGAGGGATGAAAATCTAGATAGTCGGAGACCTGCATGCTCAGGTCAACAATATTCAAGACACCAAAGCCATTTTTAGTGAAGCAGCTAAGATCTAGCATGGGGCCGACTAGATTTTGTTTCTTGGTGACCTGTTCCATACACATTAGGTAGTTCGACAAGAGGTCTTGTCTGTTGTTCAGGAGAACATGTCCTAGCTTTAGGCGCAGCTTCCGGTCTATGTCTTGGTTGGGAACCACGACGGCATTTCTCCATCTAATTAGTTTGTTAATTAGGTAGATCAAGCCCTGTATGGCATTAAAAACCTAACAGTGATTAACCCAAATTCGCTTTTTGAGATTGAAGACGGAGTCCATGCCCTTTCTTTTCATAAAGACGAAGACCAGTTTTTATCAAAGCTTAAGTCAGGTAAGATTCTCTTTTGCCATCAAACCTTCGATGGCGCTAAGTTTGAGAATGGGTTTTATGCTCCAGACGGGTTTGATTTTTCTGGAATAAAGTACGAAAAAATAATCTCTGGGCACATCCACACTCAGTAGACTATTTAGGATAAGATCTGGTATCCAGGTACACCCAGGCAGCTCATTTCGTCTGAATAGAATCACGACAAAAGATTATTCGTTTTCGATACAAAAGAGATGATGGTAATTAATTCAGTTAGCACTTCACCCTTCGTTAAGTGCTTTTGGTCAGTGGATGCCAATCCAGAATCTGATCCAGTTATACCGCCAGGCATGAAGCCTGGTGATCGATTGATTGTAAAGTTTACAGGAACAAAGAGTCAGAGGGCTTAGGTCGAGTTGGCTTATTCAGGAATTTCTGGAGTAACTTTTCAGTTTAAGGAAAATTTTGAATTTTCTTCAAAATCTATCGATATCGAAGCCATTGGTGGGCTGGATTAGGCTATAAAAGAATATGTATACGAAGTCTAGCAGCTAGAAGATAAAGAGGCAGTGTGGAAAACCCTTCAAGAGGCAATGAAGACGTCTTAAGCGATCAGCTCCTTTTAGGTAAGCTATTGCTTCTCCAATATGGAATGCTGCATGACTCTATAGCTCATCAGCTTAAGTGCTATACCGTAGCTTGTTCCGAGTACTCACTCGGCGGCGTTGCTGAGGTTATTCCTGACCAAAAAACGGTCATCTTTAAGATAATGACAAAAGACAGGTTTCGGTTCAAGTCAGGAACTGGAATTGTAAAGACTAACTACATCCAAGCCCTAATTGATATGCCGCCGTGGAAGCGGTAGGATGCAAAGCAAAAAGCCAAGGATTTGTTAGTTCAGTGGTCAAGAAACCTTCTGTGGAAGGATTAGTCGGTCAAGGTTATCTTTGACGAAGAGATTCAAAGTGTAGAATGAATTGCAGGCCCAGGATAAGTACCTCTCAAGTCGAGAGCTTGAACTATATGAGGACGCCGTAAATAACGGTGCGAGGCCAATCTCTGCATCTCTCTCAAAAGAGATGCTCAATCTATTTGTTGCCGGCTCTACGTGTCTTGAGATCTAGAACTTAAATCAAGGCATTACCGAAAAAGACGTCGTTTATTGCCGAGTTCGAAATAGATGGGACGAGTAGAGAGAAGAATATGTTCAGTCGTTGACACAAAAGATCAAAATCAAGCTTTTGAATCAAAAACTGGAATCCCTTGATCACGTCACGAATATCATTCAGGCGTATCACAAGTCTGAAAATGAATAGCTTCTTCGTTATATTCAAACCGGAAAAGAAGAAGATAAGCCAAAGACTTGGATCCATGGAAGTAAGTCGTACAAAGAGACCATAGAGATTTTACAGAAACTAACTGGCGAAGATAGAGTTCAAAAAATCAAAACTGAGCAAAATATTAATGTTCAGTCAAATCAAACAATTGAAGTTCTTACTCCAGAACTCCAGGACGTTTTACTGAAGCGTCTATCAGGCGAGGATGAGCAATAATCAAGATATGCTTCTCGAGGGCAACAAAGACGAGATAATGCGTCGATTGCTTCTTCAGAGGCTTAAGAATAAATAGCATCTTCGACAGTGGTGCAAGACATTTCTAGAGGTGGACCTTTAGGACTGTACTGTGTCTAGATTTTCTACGTCAAATCCACTGGATATGGTGTGGGAAGTTTATGATTTTTGCTTAAGGTAGACAAACCAGGACGAGCCTGAATCTCATTTTTATATCGCAGGCCGATCTTCGCAAAAAACACTTTCCTGTGCTGTTATTCAAATCCTAATGCCGCTTCATTTTGGCCGTGGCGTTGTTCACTTCGGCGGAACCGAGGATCAGGCAAATCGATAGTACGTGTACTTTAAGAAGTTCGTCTCTAGGCCGTATATAGCAGAGCATCTTAAAGAAGAGCCTAAGATGTCCATTACGAACTTGAGCGTAAATGGAAAAGAATCAAGCATTGAAGTGCTTGCGCTCACAGCCTAGTCAGTTCAAGGGGCTCACCAACCAATTGTAACAATTGATGAGCTCGGAAGCCTTGCTCCCAACAAGGTTGCCGCCTATCCAGACATTGCCGGAGTTCCCTCTTATACAGAGGAGGGGCTTCCTTGGGTTAAAGTCGGTATTTCGTCAAGAAAAGGTCGACATACGGTAATTGAAAAAGAATACGATGAAAGAGAGCGAACTGGAGCCAAATTCAAATTCTGGACCGTGTTTGAGAACACGCAGAGGTGTCCAGATAGTCGATCTGGAACTCAAGATTTGGAGATGTTTGTATCGGTATAGGAAAATAAAGCGCTCCTTAAAGACGATTACTTGGCTTTGGAGCCAGAACAGCAAATAAGGTACGAGCGAGTTATCGCCAAAGAGAAATGCATTGAGTGCCCACTTAGAGCGGTGTGCGCAGGCGATGCCAAGAAGCAAACCTCTAAATGTAAAGCTCTCAGGCCGATTCAAGCCACAATATCGAACTTTAAGCAATCGAATTATGATTGGTTTTTGTCTCAGTCGATGTCTATGCAACCCTCTGCAGATGACCTTGTTTATCCGAGGTTTGACAGAACAAAGTTCATTAAGACTCCAAGAGAGATGCTGACTATCTTCATGGGTGAAGATCCAGGAACGTAGATCTCAGAACAAGTCCTTATTGATCAGATGAAGAAGATAGGAGTTAAGCGGTACGCAGGACTTGACCACGGCTACACTCACCCAACTGCCATCGTTATCGTCTACGAGGATGCCAGAGGCAATGCCTACGTAATGAGGTCTGTGGAGGTCAGTGGCCTTGAGCCACCGCAAAAAGTAGACCTCGTTAAGAGTTTGCATAACGTTTATGATTTTACCATTATTTACTGCGATCCAGAAGATCCGTCTACCAATGGAATGATCGGCAGATAGGTGAGAGTCGGAGCTATTTTCAAAAAAGACGTTAGCGCCGGACATGCATTCATCCGATACAAGATGTCCCCACCTTACGGCGACACTAAGCTCTTTGGTCTTGAAGGCAACACGCAGTCTCTTGTTGACAACTTTGAAAAATATCATTTCAAAAAATCTAGTGATGGAAAACTAACGGAAGAAGTTTAGAAGACTTACGACGATAGTCACGATGCTCTTTCTTACGTTGCACAGAATCGATGGAAGCTTAGAGGCGAGGTTCACGTCTCAGCCGTGCCCATTCAGGATACGTCTGTTGGTAAAACTTACACAAGCGATGAACAGGGCGTTTGGCTTAAAGATGAAATCCAAAAAACCATCGTCGATTTGGGTGGCAATAAAGTGACTAAGTCCTCGAAAAAAGGCGGTTTTTACTGGGACATTTAATGTCTAAAATCGCATCTTTGACGCCTTCTGGTAATTAATTCTACTTGCTATAAATAAGTAGGGGTTAAAATGAGTTCTGTGAACCTGCAAGTACAGCTTATTGCTTATAACGATAAAAAAACCTCCAACAATCCGTCGATTCGAGTTGGTGACTTGTCGTATAGAATAATTGGTATCCAGTCAGAAAATCCTTCAACCCAAACGGTGAAGGTTTTGCCTGGCGAAACCGCCGATGTGTTCAGTGGAGTTCGAGCTACGTAGATCAGTGGATCAACTAGTTTCAACGTAACCAAGCCAAGTGCGGCACTTGATGTTTATCGTTTTGCCCATAATTCCGGAACGGCACCGGCCTTTAGGACTGATCGATAGATCTCAATTGACAATACCTCAGTTTTCGGAATCACTGTTAACGGACCAATTGCAACTCTTACAAATACTGGCGGAACGGCAATCGTCACAACTAACGTTCAGGTCGGAGACGTTCTTTTGATTGAGTCGGGAGCCGGACCGTCGTCATCAAATCAAGGTCGATTCATCGTTCTATCTAAGACTTCAACTTCGGTGTCGTTCCAAAACTTAAATGCATCGTCGCAATCATTCACCGTAGCTGATTTTACCAAGCTTCAGATTTTTAGCAACGGAACTCCAAATCAAGTGCAAATCGGCGACAAGATGGTTTTGTCTGCAGGATTCTCGTCGGCGTCTTTCGGAACGTTCGAAGTGTCTGAAGTGGCCCCGTCATGGGTTGAAGTTCGCATTTCCTATCCGAACGGGATTCCTCTAGAGACAGGAATTGTTCCAGCAGCTTCTGGTATGATTTTTTACAGCGCAGCAAAAAAGCTAGTAATGGTGGCGTCTCAAGGAAAAGCATCGGTTCGGATAAATGGCTCAACGTCTGACTCTACCGTAGTTGAGCCTCTTGAGCCAAATAATCCAGAAAAACCAGGATTGTATATTCAACAAGGTACAGTCTATTCACTGTCAATCAAGAACCTGTCTATCGAAACGATTGAAGCTATCGTGGCTAGCGTGGAGTAATTATGTCATCAAAAAAGACTCCGTCTACACAGGATTCCTCGATTATGAATATAGAGGCTTTCGGTGCCGGCAATCGAATGTTCTCTTCCGCTAGTCAGGATCAAGATCAATCATTGCTTGGAAGCGTTCTCGAGTCATTAAAGAAATCCCAAGATCGGTCGATGGTCAATAAGCTTTCTATCGACTCTGATCCATAGAAGTCACAAGAGTTTGCCTCTGTTTACAGAAAAAAGACAAGCCTTATTCCTCCTGAGATCCTTAAGCAGGTAAGAAATACAGAAGAATTAGTTGGTGGAGTTATTTTGCCAACAAGGGCTCGTCAGCTGTCCTTATTTGCTCGTCCACGGGCAAACCGATTCGACATCGGCTTTTCTGTCAATATTAAGCCGGAGGCGCACGCAGAGCTTAACGAACAGGAAATTGACCAATTAAAAAAGGAAGAGGTTCCGCAAGTTCGAGAGCTTATGCTTAATTGCGGCACCAATGAGTCCTACCGAGATCGAGAAAAAAGAACGCTTGCTCAATTTGTAATGGAAACAGCTGAAGACGCTCTAACGTTTGGCGAGTTTGCCGTTGAGTTTCGTCGTGACTCAAATCAGCAATTCCATTCATTTAGGGCAATGGATGCCGGAACTGTATTTCGCACAACTCCACAAGGTGGAGAGAGTCGCGAAGCTGAAAATATTCGCGTGCAGTCTAAGCGCATTCTTGAGCAGCTTCAGGGTCACAAGATTGATATCTCTAAGTTCCAAAATGATGAATATACATGGGCTCAGGTAATTAACGGTCGACCAGACCAGGTATTTACTGATGATGAGTGTATTGTTATGTCAATGTCGCCATCAACCGACATCAATCGCCAAGGCTACCCAATTAGCCCGCTTGAGCGCATCGTGTCGGCAATTGGAACGCACATCAATCTTACGACCCAGAACAAGATGTATTTCATTAACGGTCGTTAGGCAAGAACGGCCCTTGTCTTTAAGTCGGAAGACCTTGAGAAGCAGGATATTGAGAATATCCGCATCCAGATGGCAGCCCACATTAACTCTGTAAACTCGGCCCATCGAATGCCGGTTTTTGGTATTAAGCCGACTGACTCTGTCGAAACTGTTCCGCTCGATGGCGGCAACCGTGATATGGAATTCCAATACCTTGCCGACCTGAACAAGCGAATGATATTTGCTGCATTCCAGATGTCACCCGACGAAGTTGCAGCCCTTTCATACTTGTCTCGCGGAACAAATAGCCAGGCAATGTCTGAGAGCAATAACGAATTCAAGCTTATTGCCGCCAGAGATACAGGACTTCGCCCACTACTCATGCTTTACGAAGATTTCTTTAACGAGCGCCTCCTTCCTCGTATTAGTAAGCGCTGGGCCAAGTACCTTCGAATTGACTTTGAAGGTTTAGACTAGGACTCTCCGGAAAAAGAAGCCACGCGCCTTCAGCAAGATGCCAATCTGTATCTTAATATGGATGACATCATGGAGCGAGTCGAAAAAGACAAGCTTCCAATCGGTGGCGCATTTCCTTTAAATCCAGCATACATGGGAGTACTCGAGAAGTACTACACAAAAGGCCAAATCCTGAAGGCTTTGGGTGGTAAGGGTTTTGAGCAGGCCGATAGGGATCCAGACCTGTCATACTGCATGAATGATCCAACCAGTGTTCAGGTTTATATGATGAAAAAACAAATGGAGATGCAGCAATAGATGGGTCCACAGCAGGATCCAAACTAGACGCAATAGCAAGGTCAGGGCCAAGAGCAGCAGCCGCAACAGGACACACAGGAGCTTGACGGCGCAATCTCTCAGCTTGGGTCACTTCTTAATAAATCTGAGACTAAGAGCCCGCAAAGAAAAGAGCTTCATCGCAAGTACGAGAAGGTGAAAAAAGACATTATGAAGTCTTTTGAGAAGGAAGCTCAACGTTCGCTTGATGATATTCTTGGCGCAATTACTGGATCAAAAGAAGATAAGACATGATCTCAACCAAAGAACTCCTTGGTCAGACCCTGATCTCTGATGTTCCGATTGAGCATCAGCACAATCTTGAAGAGCTTAAGAGGCGTGTAAACGTTATTCGTGAGAAATGGGCGAAGGCGATGACGATTTCGTCCGGCTATCGATCCATGTTTGACCATAAGCGAATTTACTCTTAGATAAACTAGAAGCGAAAAAAACAGGGGCTGGAAGAGCTTAGGATTCCGATGGCATCCAAGCACTTGTTTGGCCAAGCGTGTGACGTATCAGATCCAAAAGGCGAGCTTCAGAAGTGGATCAAGGATAATGTTTAGGTTTTAGAAGAAGTCGGCCTCTGGTGTGAGGACTTCTCTGCAACTCCAACGTGGGTTCATTTCCAGACTGTATAGCCTAAGAGTGGAAAGAGGTTTTTTCTACCGTGAAATTTGCATCAGATGCCCTACAGTAGGAAATCAAGACTAAGATTGAGCGAATGTTCGATCTTGTCAGGCTTCATTTGCTGGGTGTTGAGGGGCGGGATAAGATTGAGCCGGAGCACATCAAGAATTTTAAATTCGCAGACACCTTAAAGGGCATGTACATGCATGCGCACTCCATGCATCACACTCCCGATACCTTCGACAAGGACCTCCTTGAGAAAACCATCAAGGTCGCAGGCGAGTACATCGACAAGGCAGAGCAGCAAGCCACTGCGGACGTAATGAGGATTATTGGGGCATCACTTGATGGAGTAACGATCAAGGCAAAAATGCTAGGACAGAGCGAACGAGATGTTCTTTTGTCGCCAGAAGGCAAGCAGATAGTAAAATAGCTAACAGTTCAACTTGGTGATCAATTCGATAAGGTTGTAACTGCCACTGAAAAAATAGTTGCTGCAGAAACAATCGGCGCACAGAATATGGGATAGATTTCCGGAATCATGGGCGCATCAAAGGCTCTTGGAATTGAAGATCCTACCGTGTTAAAATATGGCGTAATTGATGACAGAATTGAACCAATTTGCCTGCACCTATGGCACACTGAAGGAAATATAGAGAAGCCAAAAGTCTATAAGCTGTCAGAGCTTAAGCCAGGATATGGAGACCCAAAGAAAGAATGGGTTCCAACCCTAAATTTGTCACACTACGGATGTCGCCACGTCCTCACCTTCCTTCTGCCCGGCTTCGGACTTGATGATTCAGGCAAGATCGTTTATAAGGGCACCGACCCCTAGACAGGACTACCACACGACGAGCATTCAGCCCAGAGAAAGAAGTAACAGTTATCGCTCTTTACAGACATCCAGGACCCAGGTCGCAATTGCGTCTGGGTTTTTGTTTATGTATGCTTTTTTCACAAGCAGCCTGTGATTGACTCCAGAGTCGCACTCAGCCTCAACCACCACGCTATCTTTTTTTGATACTGAGTCGTAGATGCTCATGTCAGCCCCCATGGCACACGATGACATGAGTGCAAGAGCTATAAAAAACGCCATTACAACAATCATAAATTCTACAAAAGATTTAATCATCATCCACCCCTCAACTCTTTCCAAAGCTGACCAACAAGCTGACCCCTAAGCTGACCCAAAAGCTGACCCAAAAGCTGACCCCCAAGCTGATTCCCAAGCTGATTCCCAAGCTTATTCCTAAGCTGACCCAAAAGCTGACCCAAAAGCTGACCCCCAAGCTGATTCCCAAGCTGATTCCCAAGCTTATTCCTAAGCTGACTCCCAAGCTGATCCCTAATTTGCTTACGCTTCTTCATCCACCCCTCAACTCATCCCAAAGCTGATCCCTAAGCTGAACCCAAAGCTGATCCCTAAGCTGATCCCTAAGCTGATCCCAAAGCTGATTCCTAAGCTGACCAACAAGCTGACCAACAAGCTGACCAACAAGCTGATTCCCAAGCTGAAACCCAAGCTGATTCCTGATTTGTTTATGCTTTTTCATCCGTTTACGCCTCTACAACCCAAGCCACTGTTATGTTACACACCGGAAAGCGCTCTCGTGTAGCGTTTTCAAAGAATCCCCTTTCCATGCTGTTGTCCAGGTACTCGTTGGCCACCTCTTCGGCGGAGAGCAGAACGTCTTTTCTGTACCATTTTTCAACTTTAGCTGTAAATGTTCCGGATACATGCGTTTTTCCTGAAGTGTCTGTGAAAAGAACCAGGGCTGTTATGCCTTCGTTTGCTTTTAAGAAATCTTCATTTCTTTTTTTGCGCTCAGTCTTTTCCTTCTTATCGAGTCTATATGCTTGATAATTGCCAAGCACCATCACTATAAGACTAACAAAAAGTACTGCATATAATGCATTGTGAAATTCCATACATCCTCCTATTTCTTCTCATAGTTACATGTGTTTTACCCGAAATGTCTGTAAAAAGAACCTGCCTCTTCCATCAGAGCGTCGAATTGTTCTTTTGTCTCAATAACACCATGGTCGGGGCTAACACAATATGGTTCACTCGCCTTTGCCTCTTCCGCCATCAACATTTTGTGATGCTCGGGCGCCGTTCCATTTTCAGTCATATCATCAGCCCGGTCCACGGCGCTTTTCACATATTCCAAAAGGTCGACAAGCTCCGCTCGGGTGTTAGGGTCCATTTGGAGCGACTTGCTTTTAAGCAAGCTTTCAATTGTAACCACCGTGTAAAAGGTTGTCGCTTTAAGAATTCCGAAACCGCCTGGATAGTTCATGTGTACCTCCGCTTTCAATTATACACCTTAGAAAGTGGGGCGTCAAATAATACCCCACAAATGCCTCAGGCTGTTTCTTTTCGAGACTTCTCAAGACTGGACATGGCATCCAGCAATTCGAGCATCATGCTGAGGACCTCTTTTTCTTCTTGTGAGGCGCCGACTTGGTACTCGGGCAAAAACCGTGCAGTTTCGGCCTGAAGCTCTTTAAGCCTCAAATAATGCGCCAACAATTCCTCTCGTGTCATTTTCATACGATATTGAAATGCTTTCTTAGTCATATTTACCTCTTTTGATACCTTCACGATACATGAGCACTGCGAGTTGACGGGCGAGCTGCGATTGCTCAGTATAGGTCCAGTATAAGTCATATGCTGACATTGAGGCTCCAACAGACTCATCGTAGGCAACCCGCTCCGCAGACGGGTCTATATAGGCACCGAATGCTCGCTCGACTGCATTACAAGAATACTTATTGTACGATATAGGAATCACCTTACTATCGTAGTGAAGCCTCTTGGCCGCCCTTAGTAACTTCGCTAATCTCTTCTGCCTCTTAGTCATACTTCCCCCTTTTGATTCCTTCACGGTACATAAGCACCGCCAATTGACGAGCTAGCTGCGATTGCTCGGTGTACTTCTGTCGAATAGACTTGGCTGACCGCGTAGCTCCGACTGCCTTATTATAGGCTTTTCGCTCTTTAGACAAGCCAATGAAATAAAACCCAAAAACGTAGTCGACTGCTAAGCAGGACAATATCGAACATCCTGATATGGTCTCTGGGTGATACTGGAGCATCTCAGCAGCCTTCAGTAACTTCGCCAATCTTTGTTTCTTAGTCATGTGTACCTCCGATATGAAAATAATACCATTAGTGCTACTAAAAAATCAACCCTATTTATCACTTTGAGACGTAACCCCTCATCATTTAAGGCTTTTTCATGCTTTACGGCGCCATGGTAATTCCTACATTGTGCAAAACCTCAAGAAAAACGTTATTTTAGAAGGTGTTTTCTCCGCCCAAAGCCCAGATACTTCAGGCGAAGTCTTGGACGTTAAGGGTGCAGACATAAGCTCATTAAATGATGGCACCGCCTTTGTTAATACAGAACACACCAACCCAGAAGACATAGAAAAAGCCGATGGCGACTTTAAGGGATTCCAGGCTGTCGTTGGAAAGGTGAACTGGGCCAGGAAAATCTTCACAAAAGAAGACTGTAAAACTGATCGCGAGCTTTAGGCTCTAAAAAACCTTGGCGTCCCTCTCATATATGGCCAAGTTACCTTGTTTGATGGACCTGAGGCCCATGACAATGCTCGGGCCGCAGCCTCACTTGCTCGCCTCCTGTCTAAAGACAAAGACACCAAGCTAGGTCTATCCGTTGAAGGCTCAACCCTTCATCGCGAAGGCCCTTATCTTAAGAAAACTGTTATCAGAAAATTAGCTTTAACCCTTAAGCCAGCCTTTAAAGCTGCTAGAATTGATGTAGTGCAGGACGATCAAGCGTCACAAGCCCTCAAGCCAATGCGTAAAACGGCTTCCGTGGACGGCTTTGAGCCCCTGCATAAATCAATCAATGCTCAGCTTTTGTCTGAAGTGGCATCACCACTGAACGATCACGGACTTAAGAATGCCATTGAGGACCTAAAAAAGGCACTCACTGCTGGTTCAGGAATGGGAGCCCCATCTTCTAGAACAGGCGGCGATGCACTTTAGAAAGTCTTTGGTCTTTTTAAGAAGCCGGCGAAAAAGGCAGAGATTTTGGCTAAATACCCGGACCTGTCAGACGACTAGGCCGAAAAAATGGAGAAGGCGCTGAAAGTCGCCTACCTTAAGAAATGTGAAGAGGAGGCTAAGGAGGCATATAAGCTTCTCGTAACCCCTCAAAAAAACTGTAAATAATCGTCACTTACAGGGCCACGGTAATAACTCTCAATGTCGTCAAGGGTTTACGCCCTTTTTGCTTTAGAAACTAAAAGTTACGCGAACTTATCGCGGAAATAACAAGGAGTAACAATGTCTGCACTCGCAAAATCGCAATCATTGATTAAGCAACTCAAAGGAGACCTGCAAAAGCGATTCCCCGCTACGTGGCTCTTCAGCGAGTCAAGTGATGCAAAAGGTCAAATTCTCGTCATTAACCAGGACTCTGCCTGGGCAACTGGCGAAGCAGCTATCTGCATCCGAATTCTCGGTGTAGAGACGCAATTCGACAACGGTATTGGCCAAGCACAAGCTGCTTATTCGCCGATGAAGTGTCAGCTTATCATGGAATCTTCGACAATCGCTGGAATCGCGGTTCTCTCGTCGCTCCGTTGGGCTGAAATCGCTTCTGACCTCGGTCGCGCAGGTCTGCGTTCAGAGCTCTACCTCACTGCTAACACTGTTCAGCCTACAGCTGCAATGTTCTCGGCTGATGGTTCGGTTGCAACTGCAACAAAACAAGGCGATTTGATGCCAGACATCAAGTGGCCAATGTCGGGTCAATAATAACTCTTAGGATTGTCGAGGTACAATATGTCTAATACAGCACAAGCACTCGACGTCCAGGCTCTCATCGCGGAAGCAACTGCAGAAATCGATAAACTTTTGAAAGCTGAAGTTGAAAAACTTCATAAATCAGAAGAGAAGTCGAAGAAAGAAGAGAGCAAGGAAGAGTCGAAGAAAGAAGATTCTAAACTTGAAAAAGACGATGAATCTTCGTCGCATTACGAAAACCAGTCTCCAGAAATGGAAGCTCCGGCTGAACCTGCTCCAGAAATGGATGCAGCTCCTGAAGCTCCCCAAGAAGGCGCTGGCTTAGCTGATATGGTAAAAGAGTTGGACGACAGCATGTTGCAAGAATTGCATGAAGCTATCATGCAGGAAATGCAAATGCGACAGCCCCAAGAAGAAGCTCCGCCTGAGCAAGCTCCAGAAATGGATCAATCTGCTCCTGCACCCGAAGCTTCACCTGAGATGTCTATGGGCAAATCAGAAAAAGAAGAATCGGAAGAGCTGAAAAAGACACAGAAAGATCTCGCAGAAGCACAACAACAGATTTCAAAACTGTCTAAGGCTTTTGAGGAAATGACGGAGTTGGTACAAAAAGCCGCTCGCCGTCCTGTGGCTAAGGCTGTAACTAGCGTTGACATCGTTCCTCGTGGAGACGAGCTGAAGAAATCTGAATCTCCACAGATCGATGACCGAGAGCTAGAAGCGCGACTTCGGGGAGTAGCTGGCGATATGAAGAAACTCGCCACCCTCACCAAATCAGAACAGAATGCTGTCAGCGAATACTTTGTTGGCGGAAAGAAACGAAACGAAACAGTTATCAAGATTGCTTTAAAATAATTAAGGAGTAAGCTGTGGACGCTATTACCCAGAAATTTGAAGAACTCAAAAAGGCCCTGGAAGCAGGCGGATATAACGCTGCTCCTGGATCTTTGACACAAGGCTCTGCCCTTCAGACAGAAGATCTGAGCCCAATTATGAACGTTGCGACAATCAGCGACGACAAGATTAAGCTTCAAAAGCTTTTCAAAGTCGTTCCTGTTAAGTCGACACTCGTTCAGTTTAACCGTCAGCTTGACTACGGTGTAAACGGTGGATCGGCTGCCCTTGAGGGTGGCGTTGGACAAGACGAAACATCTACTATCGTTCGTGCGGTAGTTCCGATGGCGTACTATGTTCATACTCGCCGTCACACACTTCAGTCGGAGCTCGTTGAGACTTTCGACGGTGTTAAACCAGAAGATCGCTTGGCTGCTGATGCCGCTATCAAGCTTGCAATGGATATCGAATTCCACCTTTTCCGTGGTAAAGCGATGTATTCAAACGCAGGTGTTTTTGATGGTAACCCGCTCGCTATGTCGGCTGACGAAGCTGGCATGATGGGTCTCGACCCACAAATCCGCTCTTCGGACTTTGAAGATTCTACTAAGGATCTGATGATGTCTGAGTACGGTGGCGACAACTCGGTTGCTATCAACCAAGCTGGCGTTCTCTCGCAGAGCACCGTTGAGGATGTATATTCTCAGGCGCAAATGCGTAACGGTCAGCCCGAGAAGATCTACATCGATCCTCTCGCTCACTCGGCATACAACAAAATCTCTTTCAACAAAGAGCGTATCGTACTTGCTGGTTCGCCCCAGAAAGCTACAGGCGCTTCTCTGAAAGAGCAGTTCGTTGCTGACGGCGTTATGTCAATCGAATCGAGCCGCTTCTTGTCTGCAAAGACTTCAGCTGCCCGTGCTCGAGTTGGCACTCCGAATGCACCGACCTTCGCTAATGCGCAGGCTGCTAGCACAACTTCGCTCCTCATCAACGAAGTTTACCAGTACAGCGTAACTGCTGTCGGTGATCGTGGTGAAGGTTCTGAGTCGGCTGTTTCTTCGGTTACAATCGCAGCTAGCGGTAACCAGGTTAACCTGACAATCACTCCCGCAGCTGGTGTAGTTGCTCGTTATTTCAACGTTTATCGTTCACAGGCTGGCAGCACACGCAAAGCCCTGATCGGTCGCGTTAAGAACTCGGGCGCAGCTACAACTGTGTTCAATGATCTGAACAACCGCTTGCCGTTCGCCATCACTGGCTTTGCTCTGGACCTTCGTGGAACAGAAATCGCCGAGATGTCGCCGTTTAAGAGTGTTGATCTCGCTCGCGTTGATCTCAGCACTCCGCGTGCTTGGTACCGGTTCTGTGCATTGAAAGTTGCACTCCCGCGCTTCTCGGCACTCGTAGACAATATCCTTCCTTAATAATTTCAATTACTTAAGTTGACTTTATGAACCCGACCCAAGTGGTCGGGTTTTTTT